GAATTTAAAGGATTAATACCTGGAACTATTAGCGATTTAAATGTGTTAAATCCATACTCAATCATGACATCTTTTTTGTCTGGTTCTAATCCTAAATGTCAACAGATAACGATGCAGACAATCGACTCAAATAATAATGTTTCAAACGAAACACATTATGTAACCACAGTTGATATTCAAAATATGGACCCGTGTAGTTTTTCAAATAAAAAAAATCCAATCACAGGTGCTTCTTGTAAAGAAGCGTTTGTTCCTGAAGAACCAGGAATAACAATTCCTAAAGATACGATTACCCAGTTATATTTTGCGAGTTTATCCGCTTTAATTATATATTTAATTTATAAAATTATGACAAAGAAAAAATAACTATCGTTTTCTCGTTAAACCTCCTTTCCTTTTATACGGAGTTTTACACCTTTTTACAATTCAACTCACAAAATTGAGTTTATTATAATAGCATAAGTCGTTATCTATAAATATATGCTTATTTTTATTTTTATTGTAGCATTCAACAATATATAAACCATCTGCTATATATTTATGTAATTCCCATCTTACGTTTTTACATAATTTATAAGGTATTATAACCATAGCAGTATCAATCTCACCAACCTTTATATTATTACCTTTGATTCCGTTGTATTGATTAAATGTATACATTTTATCATTATCAATAATATTCAATAATTTATACATATTTTGATTGAATATATTGTCGTCATCTAAATAATATAATAAAGTATCTGGATTTGTAATTTTAGTTAATGCATAGCTTCTTTGTGGATTTCCTGATATACCAGGACCTTTAAATACATATTCTTTAATTTTATTATTTTCTTGATTTTCAAATATTTTTGGATTTTTAATTATTTTACTACCATCATATACAATAATCCACTCTTCTATATATTCAAAATTAAGACTTTTTTTAATTGTTAATAAATTGTTAACTCTATATGATGGTGTTATTACTGTTAATTTATTTGTATTTTTAAAAATTGGTTCACCTCCGCCTTTTATTAAAACAAATAATTTATCATTATTCCATCCTATTGAGTTTTTATTATTATGGTCTAATTCTACAAAATAATAATCTTGAAAGTGTTGTAATATAGGGGTTAAACGATTTATATAATTATTTTCATTATACGATTTAAATATATCTTCGATAATTAATATTCCTCCTGGTTTTAAATATTTGTAGACATTTTCAATAACTCGTATTTGGTCTTCAAATTGATGTGTAGTATCTTCAATTATTATATCATACAATACATTTAAATTATTAAATGCATTAACAATACTTTCTTTATTTGTTACATCTATATTAGCAAGTGTTAATTGTTCATTGTTAAAATTTTGTTTAAACTTATTAATTAATTCATTGTTATATTCAAATCCGTATATTTCTGCATTTTTAAAGTATTCCCGCCACATAAGCAATGAAGCACCATCTAATATTCCTAATTCTGCTATTTTCAAATATTCTTCTTTTCTATTTCTAAATAATCCATCATAAAATAATGTATATGGGTGACAGTGTCTACAATTAGTTACATTATTTCTTTGCGATGATTTATCAGTATCATATTTTTGTCCAATTTTACATAATTCAGATGAATTATTTAGGTAGTTAATTTTTAGAGTTGTCATATATATTATAATTTGTTATAATATATTTGTATATAACTCGTTATTTGCTGGTTTACGTTGGCGTTTACCCCCGGTTGTTGAATTCCAATATTTTTGTTTTAAAGAGAGTGATTTGTTTTTAATAGTATTATAAGTGCTTGTTGTTGTATCTTTTATTGTGTTATAAATCTGTTTTAAATAACTCGGTCCTTTAATTTCACTAGTCATATAATATAATTAAATATAAAATTATATTATATTGTTGTCACCCTTTAATATGTGCTTCTAACCAAGGACCCCCACGCACAACACTGACCGTTTGACAAACTGGTGTTGTAAATAGACCCTTTTTTTGCCGGAGCAGTACACCCACCAGACCTTGCCCTTCGAATTGAACTTCTAACACCACTTGGATAGTAATTTTTTGTTGTTAGTGGTGCGTTTTCAGGTAGTCCGACTTTATATGATGATTTACCAACTGCTAAAGCTTTTTTACGAGACAAGTATAGAGATGAATCTTGCGGAGGTATATAGTTAACATTCGTGGATACAGGACGATGGATTTGGGTTGAATACGAATAAAATGATGTGCTATTATTTGGTTTATTTATTTGGGTCATTTTATTTAAACTAAATGCTTGTGTATATTGTTTTCTCGAATTAACAAATTGGTCCGTATTAATGGGTTCTTGGGATGGATAAAAAAAAGGAGGATTTGGAGTTGCACAAGTTAAAACACCATAATTATGACGAGGCAACACATTTGGTTGTTGTGATGTGTTTAATGGTCCATATACAGGAGTAACTATTATATCGTCAAATTGTGTCATTCTTATAATATATAATTATAATATATTATAGTAAATGCGAATTAATATATACGAACTGCTCTAAATGAAACTTGGTTCCCACTATTATTATTTCCACCATTAGATATATCATTATAGTTTTTATTTGTTGCCTGTTGTTTTAAAAAGGTTGTATAGTTTGAACTATCATACACATATTTTACGTTACATGTTGATGGTGGAATTCCTGAACCATCACACTTACTTTTAATAGAACCAATCTGTCCTTTTATTCCAAAAAGACCAGGACGACTTTGGGATGCTTGACTTGGACCTCCACACGAATACGCTACTCGACTCAATACATCACCTGAGTTCGTAACAGCTCTAAAAGGAGTAACTGCTTTTGTTGTTTTCGAATATTTAGTATTCCACGCATTCCTTAAAGTAAATCTTACATTTTCGCAATTTTCATAACTTTTGTCAACATCTCCTGTTGCGGGAGGCATAATTCCACGAATTACCGACATTTATATAATACATCTATAAAAAATGTTAATAATACACTTCTAAAATAATATTTATTTATATATATGATTAAATATTTGTTAACTTCAATTATTTTTGTAATTTTAGACGGTCTATATATTAATTTTTTTAAGGACTATTTCAATAGACAAATTAAAAGTGTTCAAGGTTCAGATATACAAATTAATATTATTGCATCAGGAATTGTCTACATATTTTTAATATTTGGATTAAGTTATTTTATTATTCAAAAAAATAGAAGTGTCAAAGATGCGTTTATTTTAGGGTTAGTTATTTATGCTGTCTACGACTTCACTAACGTAGCTTTATTAAAAAATTGGAAAGTATCTACTGCTATTTTAGACACTTTATGGGGAGGTATTTTATTTGGTTCAACCACGTTTTTTGTGAATAAAATCACACATATGTTTTAATTATTTTTTATTAAGTTATTTCTAAACTATTCTATTTTACTTATTCTACTCATATTCTAATTTATACCATTACATTATCAATTTGTTATTTAATGCTCGGTTATAATACGCGGTGCAACATTCATAGTTATTAATTCTTGAAATAATAATTTACAAGAATAAGGAATTTCGACATACGCAAAATCGGTTCTGTTATCACACGTCTTACATAAATGTATATTTAGTTCATTATTATATGAGGCAATTAATCCGCATTTTTTACAAACATGAACAGAATATTTATCCGACGCATCATACAATCGTCCACGTGTAAATCTTGCGGCTCCGTGTGAAACCATACAATTATGTGCCACAACTCCATCTGCTAAAAACGAATGGACTTTATCAACACTTATATCATACACTTTATGAACTCCGGCAGGAAGTATTGATATTACTTTTAAATTCATGGTTGGCAAACATAACTTACTTCGGTTTACACCATATTTTGAATTTTCTTCTTCATCAGTAGTTATTTCTTCTGTCTCTTCAATATCTTCTATATTAACGTTGTTTTCATTAGGTGTTTCATTTAGGTTCTCGTCATATTCGTTATCAAATATAATTTCTTTATTATTTTCGTAATATGGTTTTGATTCATCTTTTAAAAACCAACTTAATGCTCCAATACTTTCTAAATATTGTTCGGCAGTCGGAAACGATTTTGATGTAAATTTCCCAAAGGTTGTGCCTTTTATTAAATGGTCTGTAATATCATGAGTTGAAGGTATTGCGTATTCATGTAATAACCCCTCTCTTGTTTTTAATTCATCAACTGCTTGAATAATTGCTTTTTTTGTATGAACAATTTTATTTGGATTTATCCTTTTTATTTCTGTAAATTTAGTTATTTCATCAACTCGATTTACTAACCAATTATGTTGTCTAGTAACTTCATTACGTAATCGTTTATATGATACGCCTCCTTCAAGTCTTTGAGATTTGTGGCAACAATACCTAAAACCTATTTTTTCATAAAACGGGATTAATTCGTCCATATCTAAATGTAATGTTAATTGATGATTACCATCTGTTTTATTTTCACCTAATTTAATATTTTTTTTTTTAGAACTAGTCGTTTCTTTAAAATTTTGTATGGTGATTTTATGAATTCCACATTTATTTAATAAGTGTTTTATATTTTCTATCATAGTTGTCAATGAACCCAAATGTTCGAAAGTCTTCGATTGTGAAAATGATATTGATGTTATATTATCTCTTTTACCACGATGTAATGATAAAGAACAAGTATGTCCATCTGCTCCAAATAATCCTCCTAAAAACTCACGAATAATCGGTCTAGGACACATCTCATCTAAAATAAATTCTGGAAGTTCAGCAGGTTGAGTTATTTTTCTTCCAATTATGATTCCTTTTAATTTTAGTATAATTTTCATAAATGATTGGGGTATTGAAATATAATAATAATTGGGTGTTTTAAACTTGGTTTGACCTATATGACAAAACATTCTTAAATCAATTAATAATGTGTTGACATCTAACATATGTCCTAAATATATCACTCCTCTTACCACGTTATCTCGTTTATCATATGAAATCGAACCATCCGCAATTAAATAACCAATTATTCTTGCAAAAGCAAGAGTTCGTAAATAATGTTTTGGTGTTTGTGTCTGTAATTTTATAACATCAAGGTCAAGGTTCCACCCATCACATTCTTTAATTTCTTCTTCAATCTCCATTAATGGATAATTAATACCACATTTTACTCTTGTTTCACTATTAATTAATAAATCCTTTACTTTTACCCATTCATTTTCTGAAGTTAAAATTGGATGGTCTTCCGTGCATATTATTTTATGTCCGTCTTCTAATGTAACTGATACACATTCACGTTCCCCTTTATACATAAAATCGGTTTGTCTTGCTTTTACAATACCGTTGTGGTTTTCACTCCAACCCATTACATCCCAATTATATTTTTCCATAGTTTCAATTTTTATACTTAACCCATTATTTATGGAGATATGGGTGGTGTCTTTAAAGCAATCACGTTCCATTTCCCCAAATCGCAACCCACCATCACGACTGCGACCTTCAGCAGGTTGTCTTGTAAGGTTAACCATCGGTCCAATAGAACGACTGTGTGTTTTATCATTAACCATATGTTTTAAACGCTGGTAAAATACAGGTCCCATAAATACGCTACATTCGTGTTGTTCTCCAGTTAAACCATTACATAATAGTTCGTTTCCATTAGATTCATAACCTAACTTCAACAATTCATCACAAATATCTTTAACACTTAATTGTCCGAATGGGGTTCCATCTCCGAATAATCCGAGTTCTAAAAGAACCTTACCAAGTATGGTTTCTTTTAATTGTCCGATTGTCATACGAGATGGAATTGCGTGAGGGTTGATAATAATATCAGGTTTTAAACCGTTTTTAGTAAATGGCATGTCACATTCTGGAATAATATTTCCGATAGTTCCTTTTTGTCCGTGACGACTTGAAAACTTGTCTCCAATAACAGGTTTTCTAAATGTTCTTAATCTAACCTTTGCAAAATTATACCCTTCCCCATTTCGGTCAATATAATTTTTATCGATAAACGTTTCTTCAGTAGTTTTGAATATTTTACTATGGTCTTCGAATTTAACTATTTTAGTATGGTCGTTACGATTTTCTTTAATGGGAGTTACTTTCGCAATAATTATATCACGATTTTCAACAATTGTATTTTCTGGAATAACACCTTTATTGTTGACCTTGTTGTAATTGCCCATTTTAATTCCTTTTGTTTTAGAAATATCTGGTTTACATCTAATTTCTTCATCACCATTAATTTTTTGTTTATCTTCGTCTTTCTCAGTATGATAAATCGTAGTTACGAATAATCCTCTATCAATCGAACCTTTATTAAACAATATAGAGTCTTCTTGATTATATCCTGTATGTGTCATAATTGCCACAATTACATTAGTTCCAGAAGGGATTTTATTTAATTGAATTAAATTCATCAATCTTGTGTCGACTAATGGTCTTGCTGGGTAATTTAACACATACGCGGTTTTATCCATTCTTGTTTCATAATTAGTTGCATATACACCCATCGCTTGTTTTCCTTGCGCACACTGATACGTATTGCGA